GCCATTTTTATATGTGTTAGTTGCACATATTGTGGGTTACCCACATGAGTTAGCGTGTACTTTCCACTGTAGTGGTTACATAGGCAGTCTCTTTATAAAACTGTTGCTTTGACCTAGTTGGTGCAGAGTATTGTTTGGGTAAGCCCGGCCTTTAAGTAGAGGTATACTGCCCTTTCTGAGTAAATGGTTACGGCGATTTCGCACATCGAACGCTTTTATTCAGCGGTTCTACACTTTTGTCCTAGCTGCGGTTATACAGAAGTGCACGTCAGGTTTTAGTACCTCCTCGCGTGAGACAGCCCGGTGCCACTGGGGTTCGAGGCATATACATTGGCTTGATGGTGCCAATGTTGTTTGAATAACCATTCCTCCGAAAAATAATAATAAGATGCGTGCTCCGACACCAAAATCCGGAATCCAAAAACAACTCGAGCGTGATAATAAGAAGTTAACTAAGGATTTAAAGAAAATGGCTGTGGCAATGAAACCCACATTTCCATTGCAAAATAATCCTGCTTTGACTCTTTCTCATTGTGCAAGGAAATACTTGCTTGCATGTGCAGACCCCTGGTCTCCACATGCTGAGGGTGCATGTGTACCAAAAGCTTCTAGACCTTCACAAAAGTTAACACTTTTTAATAGGTTTCAGATTACAATTGGTGGACAAACCAATGCAAACTCAAGTGTAGGCATGATTTACGTCATGCCGGCTCTTGCCAATGATGCTCCTGTTGTTTATTACCTCGATAATAGTGTTGGTCTTAATAGAGTTCCAACAACTTCCTTAGAGGTTCAACAGTTACTTCCATTTGCGAAACCTGTTTTCTTGAATACCCCTTATTCTACAACTCAGTTATCTGAAGTATCATCAACTACTCCACCTGCAGTATCTGGGCGGATAGTTAGTGCTGGATTATCAGTTCAATATTTTGGTTCTGAATTGTATAAAGGAGGTACCATAACTTCTTATGTTTCACCTAATCATGATAATTTAGTTGGTTATGCTCCAACTTCAATATCTAATGCGCGTGAAGCTTCCATTAATAAGATTTTGGATCAGAAAACATGGCTTCCAATTGCTGGTATTGAGGAGAACGAGTTTGAATTTCCTAATACAACTTCCGTTGATTCTTTAGGGAATACTTTCATCACTCCTTCAATTTACCCTTTTTCTAATGGTTCTGTTTTGAGCAATTACAAACCAATTTCTACACAACCTGGTATGACCAATAATAGTTTACAAGGTCGTACCAATGTTGAATTGGCTTATAATGTTTCAGTCACATCTATTGCTGTGACTATTTCTACAAGGAACGCTACAATTGCCTCTACAGGGACATTATTTTTGTTAGTGCCAGGATCGGTTGGTTTTCCTACCATCCAATCAACAGGTTACACGGCTGTTTCTATTGTCGGAAATGTTGCGACTTTTACTGTTGCATTTACTCCTTCATCTACAGTCCCTGCTAACTCTCTGGCTTCTACTGGCTTTCCAGGTCAGGATGCTGCCCCCAGTCCAACTCCCGGGGGAGCTCCTATGATGGTCATCCTTCAACCTGCTAATGCCTCTTCTTCTAACGCCAACATCTACCAGGTTGAGTATGTCTCCCACGTAGAATATGTTGGCCCTCTCACTTCAACTGCTTTGACACCTACTCATTCTGATTATGTTGGTTTTCAGAAAGTCAATACAGTTGTTCAGAGACTTCCTGCAGCTCGTGTTTCACAACCGAATGCATCTTTACAAAAGTTAGCTATTGATACTTTAAAAGATGTGGTTCGGGAGATGGCACCTGTTGCTTTGGAAGGTATTGGTAAGATGGCAAAATCTTACCTTCGTGGTAATGCTGGTGAACTAGCTGGTACTTTAGCGATACTCCCATGACGGTTACGCGGACGTGATATGCGTAGACGTAAGATCATGGAGTCAGTACTGGCTTCTGGGACAGGGATACAATCTAGTAATCCCATAATTCCTAGTTACCAATCTAGTATTTTAAGTTCACTTAAAATAATTAATTCTTTGTTGCTCCAAGACGGGGCTAACATTATCATGTCCGCTACTTCTACAATTCTAAATTTGGGTTCCCTCACTTTGTCTACTTTAACAGCTTCTGCTAGTATTTTCGCAAATTATTTACAAAGTAATTTGGTTGAGACCGCTAGTTTGTTGTGTACGGGTGATGGTGAATTTGATAGCTTAACAGTTTCTTCGAATTCTACTTTTTCAAATTGTACAGGGAATTCTTTTAGTTTGAAACAGACCCAGACTTCTGCAACTGATTTAGTGTGTATAACCAAAGGTTATGCTGATTCTAGGTATGTGCAGATTTCTACACCAGCGTATTATGTTTCCAGTATGTCCGAAAATAATACTACAAGCGTTTCAGCTGGGTATGTTACAACTAATTTGTTTTCTATTAGTCCTATTTCTCCAGGACTATATTATGTTACAATTGATATGAATTATTATTTACCCGCCTATGGCTCTGGTCCGCCTAGAATTTATTTAAAGGGCGAGTATACCGGAACAAATTATCAGACTTATGGTTTTACGAATGATCTTTATTCTGCTACTGCAACTCCAACTTGGATGACACTTAGTTTAACCACTATAGTTAATTGTCCTATTAAAACTCCCCCGACAATTAACTATAAAGTCAATATTTTTATAACGTCCGGTACCGCTTTTTCTTTTATGTGGAGAGCTGGTTATGCTATGAGTCGTATAGGTAATGCTATCACCCCATAAAGTTTAGATTTATAAATATTGGTGAGTATTCCCAATTTATTAGTTCTAGATGATGGACTTATTCCTAGAACTAATTTATTTCATTCCCCTCTCAGTTTTGAAATTTTTGTTGATGAGTTTCCATATTTTGAAACTTTTATTATTATTCCATTTTTGACACTTTTGAAATAAATTATTCTACCACAAATTTATCTCTTAGGACACAACCTAAATCAATACTCTTAGGTATTTCCCAGTAATGGGTGCCTCGCCTAAGACCTTTACATTACGTCAGCACCTTCTGCTATACAGGACTTAAATGGGAGTATAGTAAAACTCATCTGCAATGAGAGGTTCCATAAAGCTTTGTGTAGTGTAAAGCCCAACCGAAGAATGATTGAAGGATTGGGGGTGTGACATAGCCAGGAATGTCACATTGGGGTCGAGATCCGAGGGGTAAAGTATTTGTGATAGTTTCGTTATAAAACACCCAATTATTTATTAAATTAAAATTTAATTTGTAATGAAAAAATTATTGTTCGCAAGTGGCCACGAGATAACGCGGGTCGCGACAAAGAAGGCATGGGTGGTACTGGCATTATGTTTCTTTTGCAGTGGGAACATAGGTAAATTTTGTAATTTTGAAAGATTTTTGTCAAATTTTGAGATTTTGTTTAATTTTAGAGGGAAGTTGTGTTGTGTTGTTTGCACCAAGTGTTGGTGTTCACCTTTTGGAGGTAAAGGTGTGTGGTGGTTTCACCAGTATTTATGGTCTGATGTTCCTTGTTTTCAGTATTATATTTCCACCAGTAACACACAGTTGTCCTTTCATATTTTCGTGGTTATATCATCGATCAACGGTAATAATGGTTCTTTTACCAACACCGATGACCATGATATCGATCACCAGAATAGGAAAAGGATAAACAAGGAAGCTTACAATAAACGGTTTAAGAAGAAAGTGAACGTGGACAAATCTTCTCAACCGCGTAAGTGTAGGGAAAAGAGAGTTGTTCGTGAAATGTTGGCTCCACCTTGTTTGCCAGGTAATGAATCCAACCGGAATATATTAGACCAGTTGGAGTCCCTAGGTGTTAATAATGATGAGGTGGGTAGCCAAGTGAGTGCTAAACATAAAGCTTACATTTTAGATGGTGTTAAGTTTAGAAATGACAATAACCACTTGGTGCCCATCGATGGTATTCATTTTGAATTTATAGAATTACCAATAGAAAGGTATGTCATTCCAAATTTTCGTGCCTTTGGAAAAAATTTTTTAAGGGAAGAGGTGATATTGTCCGAATATCTTTATACATACATCTTGTCTTATCTTAAGGTTTTACCCGATGAGCCACGAAATTTTTTAGCAATTAATTCCTTTGTGATTCAATATCTCAATATTTTTCCCTCAGATTTGATTGACGGTACCGTTAAATTTTATATGTATAAGAATTCAAGTAGAAACTTACCAAATCCTGGAGTCAGCGTAGTTGCTTGTGCTCTCAGGGTTACTATGAACTCGAGTTCTTTATATGTTAAACCGGTTACTGTTTCTATTGACCCGGGTTTTTATAGGTATAACGGGAACTGGGCAATAGTTAAAAGTTCAGGGTTTTATTTTGACGTTGGTCTAGATGACAGGCTTGAGCGAATCGGTTTTAATACGTCATTACCTTTGTTGGAGAGTGATTACAATAAACGTTTGTTATTTTGTTTCTCTCCTATTAAAGCGTTTCAAACTTATGGTAAGTGTGCTTTGAACGTTATTTTTGCACTCAGCAGGTATTTTAAATCTGAAGATACTGAAGAGTTAAGAGTGCAAAATCAGTTTTCCGCCCTTTCTGGGATTTATCAGTCCCACATTGAGCCTTTAGCTACCCTTTGTGGTGCTAGTTGTGTAAATGATGGGGCTGATTTAGTTTTAAATTCCAAGAAAGTATACAAAAATAAAGTTTTACGTAAGTTTGTATATTCTTACACAATTCCTAACATTAATAGTCATTACTCAACTTCAACCTTCCTTAGAACTTTGGATGGAATTGTTGTTGAAAGAAATATTTTTGATTTGATTTTAAAATTGTATGAGTCAATGCTATGTTTATTGGGAGAGATTTGGAATTTTATTTTAGTTGTTATATATTCCCCAGTGTATTTTTATTTGGATACTTATACAGTTTTGTCACACTATGTAAGATTACCGCACCCAAAACGTGATTTGTATATTTCATATGTTGACAAAATTGAGTATTTCAATAAAATTTTACACAATGATGGGGGTTTTAAGAGTAAGTTTAAATGGGAGTATGGTAAAGTTGGCAAAGTTGGTAGGCTATATGCTACTGGAGAGTGGCTTGCATTGGCAGATTATATTTCTGTTGATTGTTTAAAATTTCTCTTTAAGAAAGAAATCGTAGTTGGTTCTTTTTTGAAGGATTTTCGGCTTATCACTTTTTCATGCCAATATTATGATTGCCAAGAAAGCTCAAAATCTGATCTGATGTTTAGAGAAGCCTTATCAATACCAAATGATTCTGTGAAATTAATATTTTTTAGTGATGATGGTTTTTTGGTTTCAAACATCAATGGCAGATTTAAATTATTTGAGACTGATATTTCATCTTGTGATGCTAGCAACGGGTTTCCAATATTTGTTGCCTTAAATTATTTAGCATCCAAGATTGGAGTATCTGAGAATTTATTAAAATTGATTGAACAGTGTGCGAGACCTACAAGAATTGTCAATCCGGATGATGACAATGAATATGTTGTTTTACAACCAAAATTTTATTTTGAATACAGTGGTTCTAAGTTAACTACTGTTTTGAATAATTTGGCTTCCGTGTTAATATGTTGTGGGATTCATGATTTTTGTAGAGATAGTCCTCTACATATTGATGATTTACTCACATCAGAAAACATTGTTACCGCCGCTTTTTCAGTCGGTTATAAGCTTACAGTGGATCTTCGGTCTTCTTGGAATTCAGTTACTTTTCTTAAAAGGGCATTCAATTTAAGCCATTCTTGGCTAGTTTATGGTCCTATTTTGAGGAGTTTTGGTGCCTTAGATGGCATTCCACGTAAAGAGTTCTTTGGTTTGACCCAGGATTCCTTCTTAAATAGTTCGTATGAGACTTTAACTGAAATACATATACAACAGTGGGTTTTGTCCCTTGTTAATGAACCTTCTTCAATATTATTAGACGCTTTGCGTGTTCGGGCAAAATTAGATTTGTCAAAGTATGATAAACATAGGGTTATTTCCCTACATGATCTACAAGAACGGTATGGTGGTGATGATTTTGAATGGTATCAATTGTATGATGCAGTTGTTGGACTACGATTCGGGGATTGGATACACCTCCCTATCCTTGAAAAGATATATAAGGTGGACTATGGTGTTACGGCGACTGAAGACTTTGTCGCTAACCACGAAATTTATCGTGAGAAACGTCCTGTTATCAGGCGTTTGAGACCTTCTGGTCTCGATAAGCTAGTGTAAATTATATAATTTACA